GCCTTGGAAATGGAACGACAGTGTTTCACGGAGATCCAAGGCACGAGCATAAGTGCCGTCAACGCCGGGGTGCTTCTCGGGAAACTTTGCCAAGCGAGCCTCGGCATTATGTACGACGGCGCGGGCGGGGTCGTGGATATGGATTTTGGTCCTCGGCTGAAAGTCTTGAAGGAGGTGATCGAGGAATGCGACGAGAAGGTGATCGTCTTTGTGCCGTACACAGGTGCGTTGCTCCGTTTCTATGATGAATTAAAGAACCACTGGTCAGTCGAAATAGTCGATGGATCTGTTTCGGCTTCCAAGCGGAATAGGATCTTCAAAGACTTCCAAGAGGGGGTTAACCCGCGTGTCATTCTCGCGCACCCAGGAACGATGGCCCACGGGTTGACCCTCACGGCAGCGACGACGATCGTCTGGGCCGCGCCTGTGACCTCGACGGAGACGTTCCTACAAGCGAATGCAAGAATATCGAGACCGGGACAGGTAAAGACCGCCCACATTATCATGTTGCATGGATCGGCAGTTGAAAGAAGGCTCTACCAGACTTTGAAGGAGCGCAGACGACTGCAAGACTTGGTTCTGGAACTCGCAAAGGAGGGACGGAAGTGACGAACGACCACGAACGGTGGCAGACACCGCCTGAGATATTTGACCCGCTCATGGCAGAGTTCAACTTTGATATGGTGGATATCGACGCTCAGTGGCTTGGCCGTGCTTTGTCCGAGTATATGCATGGAGTGAATGAGACATTGAAAAAGGCGGGGGTGATCCAATTAATAGACTCATCGGGCGTAATGCACGGGCCAACGACCGAGCACCATCGGTTTCCATTTCCGGGGTGTACCGCCGGGAAATCCGACGCCGAAGGACTGTTTTATGCCTTTGTTCTTTTCGTGGACACAACGATTTTGCGACGGATTGAGTCGGTTGCGTCTGTAGTCTGGAGGACCGCTCCAGAGATTTCGACTGCTCGGGATTTTGATCCTTTCCGGATGTCGTATTCTGTTTACTGTCGTTTTTCTGTGGCGTTGAAAAGGAGGGAGGAGACATGAACGCGGGAAAATACTTATCCGTGGGAAAACGAGAAGCGTTCGTTCGTGGAGAGGCACCAGATAGCGGCGGGGGGTTGTGGCCCATAAACGAGGGGCGCAAGTTTACCGTTGGGGAGCAGTACGATCCGCTTGCCAACGCTGCAAAAGGTTTAGCCTTGGCGTGTCGGAAGACAATGGATATTTTACGGACCCGCGCTTTGGTGATCCGGAGGGGTGAGGAGGATCTGCCATGAACGTAGACGACCTGACCGCCAAGTACATCGAACTGCGGGAACGGAAAGCGAAGATCAAGAAAGAGGCGGAAGATGCTGAAGCGGCCTTGAGCGTCCTCCAAGATGCGATCGGAGACAAGATCCGCGAGATTATGCACGCGAATGGAGTGACGAGCGTCAAGACGGCGCATGGGACGGCTTACATCGCCTACAGGGAATCGGCAACGGTCGCGGACTGGGACGTGCTTCTCGGGTTCATAAAAAAATCAGAGGCTTGGGACTTGCTCGAAAGGAGGGTAAGTAAGTCCGCAGTGAAGGATCGCATGGAGGAGGACCGGAACGGGAACTACACACACGAACCGCCTCCGGGAGTGAATTTCGTTCGCGTCGAAGGCGTGAACGTGAGGAGAGGGAAATGACTTGGCCTAATAAGACGTTGAAACAGCCGGACACTTTTCGGTGCATGGCCTATGTCGCTGCCATGATCGCAGGGTGTGAAGTCGAAGAAGTGTTCCAGTTTTGTGGGCACGACGGATCGGCCATTGATAACGATGAACGCAACCGGCACCCCGAGAAGCGGCGTGGGTTCATGGATAACGAAATCTCTGCCTTTCTCGCATCTCGCGGGATCGCCCGCAACGCCGTAGGCGCACTATGCGACGGACAACCTAAATGGGAAACCGAGGGTGGGAATCGAGGAATCCTGTGCCGGATACCGGACTACCTCGCCGCAGAGTTGACCGTTTATAGCGATCGCCTTCCGGGTTGCACACATGCCGTCTATTGGGACGGGAAGGTAGTGCGTGATCCGAATCCTGATCGGCCCGACGAAGGGAAGATTGAGGATTATAGGGTCAAGGCGTGGTATCCGGTAGTTAACCTGAACGAAGGCGTAAATAATCAGGTACACGATTGCCCGTCCTGTGCCGCCCTCCGCAACGATGCTCGATCGATGATCGCCGCGTGCGAGGCGGCGGATGCACTGGCAACGCATCACTTGGGCGACTGGAGGAAGGCAACTTTCAGAGAAGAGTACGAACACCCCATTGTGGCGTTATGCGCCGCCTTGCGGGAACTGGAAGACCACGGAAACAACAAAACCCCAATCTCTTAACCGAAAGAGGAGGAAACGAACATGAAATTCGAAGTAGAACTGATCGAAGGTGGGCGTTGCATTATCCCGATGGAGGGGCAGACGGGGCTGATCGTGCCGGATGCCGACCTCGGCGCGTCGTTGCGGTCGATCGTGAAACCGGTCAAGCCGACGGCGAAGGCGGCGCGGAAACCTCGCGGGCCGAATAAGAAACGGGGGGCAACGCCCAACGCAAACTCTGACGCTCTTGCAGGACTCACGTAAATGGCGCAAGGAACGGAATTAGACAAGGTGTACACGTACCATCCGCCGAAGGGGAACCAGCAAGAGCGGTACGTAACGATCCGAGAAATGGCGAAGGCGTTCGCGGCTCTGATCTTGGGGGCCACGCCGACGAGCAGGGAACAGTCGCTCGCGCTGACGAAGTTGGAAGAAGTCGTCATGTGGGCAAATTCAGCGATCGCAAGGAACGAAAACGAAGTATAACTCAAGGGGGGTCTACTACATGAGCACCGATCTGGTACAGATTCCGAAAGACATTCCGAGTTTCGCACTCGCCATCAACGAAGCGAAGACGCTGAACGCTGATGCGTTACAGGGCATCTCCACCGGCTTCCCGCCGTCAATCCGGATCAAGCGCAACGGGTTCCGTATCGTGGACGGCAACGGGGACGAGATTAACCTCAAACCCAACGACCTCGCCGGGGGGGAGTATCTGGACATCGTGATTCTCGCCGCCAAGCCGGGGTTGAACAAGGTCTACTACGAGGCCGCATACGACCCGAACCAGGTGGAGCCTTCCGCCCCGGACTGCTTCTCCTTGGACGGCGTGACCCCCGACAAGTCCGTCAACAAGCCGGTCAACCCGACCTGCGGCACCTGCCCGATGAACGCTTTTGGCTCCGGTCGCAACGCGGCGGGGCAGCCCACCAAGGGCAAGGCGTGTGTGGACAGCAAAATCCTCGCCGTGTTCCGCAAGGGATCGGTCTATTCGTTCAAGATCCCGCCTGCGAGTCTCAAGAACTTCGGCCTGTACGTGAAGAACCTCACGAATCGCGGAGTGCCTCTCGGGAACGTCATCACCTACGTCGGCTTTGACGAGGATGCTGACTACTCCGTGTTGCAGTTCCGGGTCGGGGCGTTCATCCCGGAATCTGCGAAGGAGGCTTTACTTACCGTCAGCAAGTCGCAGGAGGTCGCGGACATCGTTTGCCCGATGGAGTACAGAGCGTTGCCGCCTCCAAAAAGCGATGCAGTAGTGGATGCAGTGGCAGCGGCAGTACCGCAGGCGACGACGGCTCAGACCCTCGCCGCATCTGGGAAGGTCACTGAACCCGTTCCGTCTCGCAAACGCGGCTCCGGACGGCCTCCTACTCCGGCGGAACCGGCTCCTGCGGCCTCTGCCGCTGTTATGTCGGACGACGAGATCACGAAGGCACTCGGGCTGTAGAGTACATCCGGGGGGAGGGCAACCTCCCCCCTATTTATAGGAGCCTTACCCATGTGCAATGAGACGCCCGGCATCCACAAGTTAGAGTCTGTCCGCGTAAAACGGGGGCTGACGATCGTCGCATTTACGAATCTGCTACCGATCCAGAGGTCCACGTACTACGGATGGTTAACTGGGAGGAGACGGCCTGATCCTTACAGGATGAAGGCCTGTCTGAAAATTGCCGGAAAGATGAAGTAAGCCCGCATGTTCGGGCAAATGCTTCCTCACGAAGGGTGGATTTGTGTCGCCAAAAGGCGGGACAAAGGCTTCCAGCACGTCTGGTTCGAGTTTCCCGAGGAGGCGGAAACGTATGCGTTGCAGGAGGACAAGAAGGGCCACGAGATTTACCTCGCGCAGGTGTCGTTCAAGACGAAGGAGAATCGCCGTCAGGAGAACGTACTTGCTGTCCGTTCTTTCTGGCTGGACATCGACTGCGGCGTTGGGAAACCTTACGACACTCAAGGCGATGGAGCGTTTGCACTCAAATCTTTTTGCGTTAATGCGAATCTTCCACTACCTGCCGTGGTCAACTCCGGCAACGGCCTCTACGCCCATTGGATCTTAGACGAAGATATCGACCCGGTTTCCTGGAAGGAGACAGCATGCTTACTCAAGCAGGTGTGTATCGCTTGCGATTTCTCGTCCGACGGATCACGGACCGCCGACTCCGCTTCCGTCTTACGTCCTGTTGGGACGAGAAACAAAAAGCAGGAAGAGGCGAAGCCGGTTCATCTGGTGGCAGCGGCGAAGGAAGTATCGTTCGATTCCTTCCGATCTTTATTGGAGGCAGCAGCTACCAAATTCCAAGTGGCAATCCTTCCTGCACCGGCGTCCCCGTCTTTGAACCAAGAATTTCTACCAGTCTACGACGGTCCCCCAAGCAACGCGGAGCGCATCGCTGAGAAGTGCCCGCAGGTCGCTTACCTCGTACAGAACCAAGCAAAGACCGACGAACCGCTCTGGCACGCCCTCATCGGGCTGGCCCGGCATTGCGAAGCGGGGACGGAGTGGGCGCATGAGTGGTCAAAAAACCACCCCGACTACACGGAAGAAGCCACGGAGACCAAACTCGCGTACCTTATAAAGCGCGGTATCGGTCCTACAACGTGCGCTCGGTTCCGCACATTGAACCCCACGTACTGCGAAGGATGCAGCCACACCGTTACTTCTCCGATCCAGTTGGGGAAGGTCTACGAGACGGCGGAGCCAACCCTGCCGGTTGAGGAGAAACCAGAACTCCCTGTCGGGTTCGAAATTACGGAGCATGGCCTTATCTTCAAGATCCCCGACGAACCTGTCCAGTTCTACGACAACGAACTCTACATCACGGCTCTTGCGTGGGACGAATCTCTCGGCTACGAGACGGCGACGGTGAAGCACTTCCTGCCCCACGAAGGGTGGAAAGAGTTCAAGTTCAGATCGTCCCTGACGAACGACCCGAAGGGATGCTTGACCGCTCTTGCTGATAATCACGTCAAATTAGTTGGGGCAGACCGAAAAAAAGCGATGCTCGTGTACATTGAGAGCTACCTTGCGAAGATCCAGCGAGCGAGGAAGATGTCCCAACTCGTCTGCCAGATGGGATGGAAAGACGACGGGCGATTCGTCCTTGGGAGGAACGTCATTCTCTCAAACGGCGAAGCCGAGCCGGTTGCTCTGGCGAAGTCCGTGCCGCAGTCGATCGAGGCATTCCATACGCAGGGGGATCTCAAGCCGTGGGTGGACGCCACGGCCCTTTTCGCCCAGTCCGACGACATGTTCCCTCTCGCTTTCGCCTTCTGCGCGGGGGCGTTCGGCGCGCCCCTGATGAAGTTCACCGGATACCCCGGCGCGATGGTGGCAATGCTCGGTGCCTCGGGCGTGGGCAAGACCCTTGTAGGCACGTGGATCGCATCCACCTACGGTGAGCCAAACCGTCTTATTATGCTCAAAGACGACACGAAAAATGCACTTATTGGTCGTCTAGGCGCGTATGGGAACCTGCCCCTGTACATTGACGAGGTCACGAACATCGACCCGGAAGAACTATCCGAACTGACTTACAGGATTACTCAGGGGCGGGATAAGGCGCGGCTGAACCGGAACGCAACGGAACGGACTATTAATAATCAATGGCAAACATTAGCAGTAGTTTCGTCAAATTCGTCTATTGTCGATAAGTTATCGGGCATGAAGCAGGACGCCTCCCCCGAGTTAAACCGAGTCCTTGAGTTCTCCGTACCGCAGACGACGCAGCTTAACCGCGACATCGCCACAGGGATCTATCGAGTCATCACCGAGAATTACGGCCACGCGGGGATAGAGTACATTAAGTACCTCGTTGCCCATCAAGCCGAGCACCAGGAGAAGATCGACAAGATCGTTACTTTGCTCGACGCACAGACGGGGGCCAAGAACGAGGAGCGGTACTGGTCCGCCATCGCCGGAGTGACGCTGTACGGCGCGGCCTGCGCTCAGAAACTCGGGTTGATCCGGTTCGACGTGAAGCGGCTGTTCACTTGGGTCGTGGAGACGATCAAGGAGATGCGGGTCACGAAGAAGGAAGTGGTCAACACGGCCCTTGACAGCCTCGGCCAGATGATCGACGACTTCGCGGACCACCGGCTCATCATCGGCAAGACCGACACAAGCCTTGTCCGTCCTCGCGGGGCGTTGTTCATCCGCATCGAAGTCGACACCGACTTCCTGTTCATCAGCCGTGGGAAAGTGCAGGAGTGGTGTACGAGGAATCATGCTTCCTACACGGCGATGAAGAACCACTTAAGCCGCATACGGGTACTAGTGAACGCGAACGCACGAAAGGTCTTAGGCTCCCGGACGGAGTTCGCAGGGTCGCAGCAGCCCGTGTGGGTCCTCGACCTGAAACATCCGGACATGGGAAAGTACCAGGTGGCATTGACCGACGAAGTGAAGGTGCGGGAGA